AGCTAGAGCTGTGCCTTTATCTAAAATATAATATGAATAAGCAACAGATAAAGCTCCATCGCCCGTTATAGTTGTATAGTTATGAAGTACATGTTTACCTGGCAGCTGATCGCTATCACCGCCTAGCTCAAGATACAGCTCAGTTGTTGTGCTGTTAATTTTTCCACCAGCAATGCGAAGCGTATCACCAGTTCCGTCATTAGCAGATGCACCAAGATAAATGTTTTGTCTAGCCATTTGTTACTCTTTTTGATCTTTCATTTATTTATACACCGTCTGAGTCAAACCACGGATAATATACAGCATCAAATGTTTCTAGTGTGTTAGACAGATCTGTGCTGATGTCACTATCAACATCAAATGTTGGGCTGGTGACTTGAATCATTTCAGCTGTACTATTGTACATACCTTCTAGTTGAGTACCTGTTACTGTAGAGTACTTAGAAATGTATTCATCAACCCCAACTCTTAGCCAGGTTCCACCAGCACTATCTCCAACGTCTTGAATAAGCTCTGTAATATCAGCATCAATATTGACACCAAACTCACCAGCATTAACAAAGAAGCTTTGAACGTTAAGGATTTCTGCTTCTGTATCTTCCTCAACATCAGGCATAACGCCGTTTCCAAAACCAACTGCGAAAGACTCTAGGTATGCTATAGATGTAACAGCTGTTTCTGATCCAAGATAAAAACCTGCAGGATGGACAAAAATCTTATAAAGAGACTCCCAAGCTGTTCTTGGAAGTTCAGATCTAATAAGGATTGAATAAATCTGATAAAGCGCGCCGTCTTGAATAACGTACAAATCTTCAGCACCTATTGGTGATTCACCAACGAAGATAATAAAACGCTTTGGATAGATTACTTCAGCTTCAATCCCAAAAAACGCTCTAAAAAAGCCTTCTGCAGAAAACAATGAGCCCTTTACTCTGTAGAAGTTAGCCATGTTCTTAGCAGCAAATCTTGGATAATCAAAATAACTGCCAGAGACAATATTTTGACCTATTTCATAAAAAATAAGATCTAGTTGCTCGAGAGTAGTATCTTCGATATTTCTCGCTTCGAGTAACCCATCAATTAAAGCTGTAAAGTTTTCAGTGTCATCTGAAACTAAAAAATTATAGTATTTCTCTAAAAACGTAATAAGATTAGGATATCGAGCATAAAAATGCTCAGGTAGTATTTCTCTTACCTTTGCTTTATTTAAGTTATATGCTCTTCTATCAAAACTTGTTAACGTATTAGGCATTATGTTTCTCTTATGCCTGTTGCAAACGATGTATTAGGGTCAAGTTGCAATATAAAGTTTTTATTAGCAGCAATAGTTGATGGATTTGCTGGTGTTGCTGTGACTTTTATTGTTGAAGCATTTCTAATACTTGTCGGCGCTAAGCCTACCAGATATACTTTACCTTCTGATGGTGAGTATGAGCCAATATTATCTACAACAATATTCGCGTTGCCATCGATGAGTTGCAACTTTGTAGATCCTGATTTTCTCTCATTAACTATTCTGCAAAGTATATTATCTTGAGTAAAATAATTACTTGTAATAATATATTCTTCTGGATCAGCTGCAGCTATAGCAGATGGGTATTCAATATTATAGCTCACGGTGTAATAAAGATACGGAGTAAACTCACGCGAAAATCTAACATCCATTCTTGAGTTTAAAATAGCTGGTAGCAAATCATCAATAGTAGCTAATAGATTAGATCGTCTAAACACCGATCCAAACCCCGCTAAATTGTTGTCAAAGTATTGCTCGACAGCTTCTGTGACTCTATTTTCAGCAATAGAAACAGGAGTTGCGCTTAGGTTAGTGTTATATCTAAACGTTGTTTGACATCCCACATAGACAGTTCTCGAATCAACAAACTCAGTATCCATAGACATCATAGATAAATTATTTGAAAGATTGTTAATAATACTGTTTTTGATAGCTGTTTTTCCGTCTTCGCTATATCCATCTTGAAACTTGAGGCTCACCATAACCTTTCCGTAATGAGGTGGGTCATTATCTTCCCCTCCCCACGCTATACAATCCTGTACAGCAGAATATCTTGAAAGTATCTGAGCTTTATAATCATTTGCAGTGACGAGTCTTTGCTGTGAAGCAAACGCGAGAGGAGCATTGGCTCTAATAGATTCTATAGATTCTTTATCTGCCCCACCTGCAGCATTTGTTACAGCAGTAACAGCTAGTGTGTAAGAACTGCCGCCCATAGAAACACTACCACTAGCGGTAAAGTTTCGCGCGCCGTTAGCTGTTGCACCGACTGTTGAAAGATATGTTACAACTATTTTATTACCAGAAGTAGGAGCTTGACCATACGTAAATCCATCACTAAAGTGGATTTCCCAGAAGCCATTAGGTGACTCGTGTAGAGTATAAAATCTAGAAGTAGAATCAACTGTTATAGCACTTGTTATAGGATAATAGGTCTCGTAAGTATCAGACGTAGCAGAGTTATAAACTTTTACATCGAGAGTACTCGTATCCACACTTGCATTTGGAATAACGTAGATTTGACGATCAGACGTGTCTCCTACGAGAAAAGTTTTTGTTGATCTCGTACCTTCATAGACTGGAATATTTCTAGAGTTATCTGCTGTTACAAACTCATAAAACCCAGAGCCATTATCTGTTGCAATATAAGCTTCTAGTGTTTGAAATACGTAAGACGCGTTTCCTATTTTTCCAGAAAACTGAGTATATGCAGGAAGCGTTACAGTAGTTGCTCTTCCAGCTGATGTGTTAGTAATAGAAAGATTAAGATAAGCTGCAGCCGATGATTTTGATCTTGGACTGTAACCAAGCGTTTCAGCATGCCCAACAATTGAAGATCGTAACTGCGCAGATGTGAGAAAGGCCTCATTTAAAGCAAAGTTTGCTACAAGCCCGTTATAATGAGTGTTATAAGCTAACACATCGAGAACGTTTGAAAGACCTGAGGCCTCAAAATCATAGTCTTCAAACTCGGATTGTTGCTCAAAAAATGTTTTGAGTTTATCTTTTATTTCTGCAAAATCAAGCTGTGTTGATGTAATATTTGTTGTCATATTATCTTAGCCTTGATAAAGAAGTTCTTACTGTAACGACTTCTTCTGTGTTTTTTATTTGAAACGTAGTTGTCACAAAAACGTTATTAGCGTCTTCCTGCAAACTAACTTTTATATCTAAAACCTTTGCTCTTGGTTCCCACTTTGTCATAGCCTCTTTTATAGATGTTCTTATATCCATAACAAGCTCTTCGTCAGTCAAGTTGAAAAGAAGAGCTTGAAGATTAGCACCATATCGCGGCCTAAATGGTTTTTCACCATGATTTGTCATAAGCAAAGTCATCACAGCCTGCTTTACTGCAGCAGCATCATTCTTTTTGTATACATCACCAACTGCATTTGCTGTAAAAGTAAGATCAATATCTTTGTACAGCTTATTTCTAGAAGTAACAAGGCTTCTAGCGTTTAAGTTACCGTCTTCTATAGCAAATGATCTTGTAGGCATTAGTATATCTCTTTTCGTTTATCAATATTTATAGAGGTTATCTAATCCTTTCTAACCAATCAGGAACTCGCTGGCCGCGATCTTCTCCATCATTAGCCCAGAAATACCCGCGGCCGGAAAGATCCCAGTGGAAGTACTCACCTCCCATATATTGTCTAGAGTAGATATGATTTGCTGCGCCGACTGCAGGGTTAAATCCGTTTGCTCTTGATATTTCAATAAAGTCGCGAGTAACTCTCTCCAGCACTACGCGGTCTTGTGGGTTATTAACATTGAGTCTACGCCCATTTTGTACAATAGCGAAATCAAGAGCTTGGCCTGTGCTATGTCGACCGCTTCCGTGTCCGCTTAAACCAGTGCTTCCTATGAATGTAACATCCGGATTTCTTCGGCCCACTTCAATCATAGTGTTGTATATTTCAGGTCTTAACCCAAATCCATCTAATCTATGATCGCCTGGATTTACATCATATGTTCCACCAACTCCAGGTGTAACTCCTCCTTCACCAACGCCACCTTCAGCACCCGGTCTATTACCACCCAGCTGAGCAATATCATGCAACTCTCCTGACGCGATTACAATACCGTTATATCTCGTCTCAATAATATTTCTGTAAGAAAGCTCACCATACCCTTCAGGTACTTCTGGCGTTTCAATAATAATAGAAGCTTCAAGATATCCTGATGGATCATACGTATCGTAGTTTAGAATGAGTCTATCAAACGGAATAAAGTCTTTTAGATACACAGCTAAGTCATACGTGTTAGCAACAAGCGTAGCGCCAGACTGATCATTTACAAGTCGATATACTACAGCTCGGCCATCCATAGCTAGATCATTGACGCTTTCAGCTGTCGGGGTTTCTTCAGGTCCCGGTACATACACACCTCTTTCTACTTTAAAGGTGTGTAGGCGAAGAGCGCCTTTATTAATAACAGAAAGATACCAAGCGTGATGCTGAAGATTTCTAGCAAGTTGCTGCCTATCCGCTTGTTCGAGAATATGGTTAATTGTTGACTCACCAGTAAATGTACTGAGCGGGATACCATCCCATAGTTCAAGATCTGGAGTAACAACTGTTTCAGATGTAATCCAATGATCAGCATCCGGCGCAAATACTCTTCTGCTCTGAGATCCAGCTGGAGTAATCCAGTTTGGTTCAGCTCCACCAATTGGATTCGGGCTTCTCCAAGAGTTAGGAGCTGCGGTTGCAGACCGGCCTGTTAATCCCTGAGGCCCAGAAGCAAAGTTAGGACTTAGAGTGCCTACAGAAACCTGGCCAGCCGTAAACGCGCCGTTATTTCTGTTAGCCGGATCATGCATTCTTGATCTAACTTCATCGGTAGAAATATCATCTCTAGACAGGCCACCAGTAAACTCAGTTCTATCAATCATATTATAGATTTCATCATCTGGATCGATTTCGACCTCAACAATACCGTTTGCTGAGCTTCTAAGAACTTGACCCACCCTTCCAGCATCTGGGAATATTGGACGATCATCATTTATAGCAACATTAATCCAAGGCCCAATAGTAACAGGTCCGAGTCCGCCAGCAGTCGCGGCCTGTTCCGCGTCTTTAGCAGTTCCATCAAGTGATCCGTGGAATGTGTTAGCTTCCATAGTATCAGCATGTACAGAGTTTAAAGCTCTGATATTATCACCATACATGTAGATACCTTCACCCCCAATCGTACCAGTCGCGCCAATAATAGTCATATTGATGGCAGTTTGTTGCATGACCGGTGAAGAAGATACCATCTTAGTTTCAGCAGTGACTTTCATTTCCCCACCGCCCGCTAGCTGGAAGTCACCCTCTGAACCAATCGTCGTAGTGCCTTTAGTATACTGGTTTGTATTACCCAGCGTTGTCGTTGTTTGAGTTCCAAGTGTTGTAATGCTTGAGTTAGATTTTACGGTTAATCCGTGATTGCCTGTAACAACAGCTCTTCTAGCACCACGAACAGCCTCAGCTAGATTACCCTTTGTATGCACGTAATGGTTTTGGCTTGAGACAGAATAATCTCCTGTTACATCAACATCGTAGTTGCCATCTACTTTTAGCTTCATGTTACCAGTAACGTGGAACGCCATATCACCTCTAATAGTGATAGCTCCATTACCAACGCTGACAATTTCAATAGAGCCGTCAGGAAGCATATCAATACCAGTACCTGTTCTATGCTTTATAAGAACGCGCTCACCGGCAGGAGTGTCATTATACTGAACAATATGACCAGAACTAGTAACGTTAGTTTTAACATGAGGGTACTGTTCTGGAATTTCGTAGTCTCTTACAGATGACCAGAATGAAGTAGTTGTATTGAGAAGGGTGTTGACGCCATATGCTGCATAATATAATGTAGAAGGTGCGCCTGACTGCACCACCTGCATTGGTAGATGAGCAATAATATCACCATATCTAGAGAGCCACGTAGGTACCGGCATTTATATTTCCTTCTTACACATCAACGTCATTACTTGGAGGAGGAGCGCTTGGATACCATGGAGTAGACGGTCGAGCAGTATTTGGCGCCGGTCTTGATGGGGTATCAAATGTATCTGGCGTGACAGTCGGCCAACTGGTATTGGGAGTGACTATTGTGTTTGGATTTGGGGTCCAGCTGCCCGTATCAACTTCAGTGCCTGAGTTATAATCGATAGTTTGATCTGCTGTTTGTCCCAGCGCGCTTGTCGTAGCATTATTGACAGTAGGGCTAGTATATCCTGACGGCGTCCACTCGTCATCTTCCTGTCCATAGGTTCCTATAATTGGAGATGTAGATGTAGCATCAATATCAGGGTAATTACCATTTTCATCTGGATCATCATTAGAAAACCCAAGAGAGGTTTGTCTATATGCATTAGCACCTGCACTGAATGGCTGACCTGCAGCTCCTTCGAGAACAGCTTTTCTAAATCTAGTTTGAGCATACTGAACAGGATCAAACGGTAGATTAGCCATACCAATAACTTGACCATGAGGCCACACATCAAAGAATGTTTTTAGGAATCTATCAAATGCATTCCACTGCTGTCTTGTAAACCCTCTTGCATCAGCTGCATCAGCTGGGTCAATACCTTCAAGAGCAGCGCGGGTCTTATTTGTACCACCTGCAAATATAACACCAACAGCAGCGCCAGCTCGATCAAAGGAGCCAACAGAGTTAATAGGAAGCATCGGCTGTATTCTTCCACCTCTGGTTATCAAGAAGTGCCAACCTGTTACGTCAGCTGCTAGAACTTCTTCATCTACACCTGTGAATGTCGCGCCCACAACCGCTGTAGTTATATCTCTTGTAGCAGAATTAAAAATAGCTTGAAGTTCGAGATCTGTACCAATATAATTTGCATTAGCATCTGCAGCTGAAGGACTAGGAATAGCGCCCCCACCAGCACCACCTCCACCAGTAAACGCTGGTGTACCAAACGCGCCGCTTAGTCCAGTAGTAGTATTTGGACTAATAACTCTAGCGATGTTATTGAGTGGCTCTGTAATTGTATTAAGGGCGCCATGAAGTGAGGCGTTTAGTTCGTTTATTCTTCCTTCTATAACAGCAGCCGGAAAGTTTGAATAGTTCTGTAGTGTTTGCACAGCTTCACCAATAGCGCTTTCTTGAATAAGTCTTCTAACTGTTAAATCAACCTCTCTAGGAAGATTAAACCCTTCAGTGATGCTGTTAATAGCGCCTTCGAATTGACCTGTGACGCTTTCCATAGCGTTACTAATAGTTCCAACAAATCCTTGATTAAGAGCATTAGAAACAGAGCTTGTAAACATATCAATTTGAGACGAAAGAGCTGTAGTTAGATTTAGTCCAGCTTGAATAACCCTAAACCCTTCCTGAAATAAGCCAGTTACATTTGAGAGCGCCTGGTTAATAGCGCCTGCTGCTTGTGGAAAAATTCCAGAAAGCGCGCTAGTAATTTGATTGAGATTAGCGCCCGCGACATTCTCAAGTACCCGGCCCATAGCTTGTGGAGTGTTAGCTGTTACGACCATTTTTAAGAACCCCGGACCGAGGTCTTCACCGAAGAAATCAGACAAATCACTAGCGAACTGTGGTGCAGCTGTTGTTATATTAATCCCACCTGGATCTGAAACTAATTGCACAATGCCACGATTAAATACAGATGATATCTGACTAAATGCGTCTGTAAATGGCTCTAAATCTACTTCAGCTGTGACAGCCTGAAACCCACTTATAATCTGATTTATTTGTACTCCAAGAGATGAAGATAGCATAGCGCCAAAAGTATCTTGCGCTTGTGTAGCCTGACTAGCAACCTGCGCAAAGTTAAACCTTTGGAGAATACTTCCAAGCTCGGTATTAATACCGTTCATCAATGTAGTTGGATTAGAAAAGACTGTAATAGGCTCAATAGGTGGCATTAGAATGGGCTCGATCTAGATTGATTAGATGTTGGGAATGTTGAACTATTATATGGGATACCTTCTGCATTAGCGATCCGACCAGCTTCGTTATGACGTGCTCGTGCACGAGCACCGGTTTCAGCCCAAACAGGCTCAGGATATATGCTAATAG